CCTTGGAGCTGTTACAAACGTAGGCTGTTTTGTGTAGTCATAAAAATTACTTGCATCAAAGGGTTCAGTACCTCCAGTAAGACCGTCGTTTAAGTAGCCTTGAACAGTAAAATCCCATGCCCTGATTCTTGCAACGGTCTTGAAGATTACTCTGGCTACCTCTGTATAAAGACCTGGTGCAAGACGAAACTCTACAACTTGCGTTGGGCTAAAGGCAGCATTAGCGTAATTTGCAGCCGCTAAGATGGACTGGATGGGCTTTCCACTGATTCCTGAATTTGGTGGATCCGCAAGTAACGCATTGACATCTGTAATGTTGCGTCCATTGACGGGATCGACGTAAACATACTGCGTGCCTGAGCGAGCACTAACTAAGCGATTTTCGTTCTTCCAGTATTCCAGACCTTTCTTTGTAACAACAACAGGGTCTGCACTGATATTGCTGTTTCTTTGCGCGTCGGTCGTGCCACCGATAGATGTTGGATCACGAAGCTCAGCAGCATCAGCAAGTTCTACAGGCCCAGCAACTTCGGTTGTGGTTGCAGTAGGAGGCAGGAATGCAGTATTCGTGACGGTAAGCGAATCAACCGTAATTGACGAAGCGGTCAGCCCATTCGGAAAATCTGTTCCTTGGATGTCGTCCAGTGTTGCGCTATCGATCGCGTCAACGCTGACTGTTGCGCCGGTCTCAATGTCCTCTAAGCCGCGAGGCGTAATGTTAAATCCATCCTCGTTGGATCCTTGTGGTACTACGCGACCACCGGAATCATTGGTGAAGTAATAAGTGAATTTGTTTTGCGCTCCAAGGTCTTTTTGTGCGGCTGGTACAGCTTTGCTGTAATTGAGGAAACCGGCCCACTCCCAGGCATGGCCGTAAAGACGTAGGACACTGGGACGACGGAACTCAATAGCCCAATTACCCAGCCCACTTGCAGCACCGCCTGATGGCGCAGTTGGGAAATCAGTTGCGCTTGAGGGGTCACGATCTCGGTCAGCCTCCACCTGTGGAACGAGTGCGGCATGAGCAGCGGCGCTACTAAATCCAAGGGCAACTAAAAATGCGTACGCTCCGATGTAGTCGGTTCCGGTTTGGTATTGATCGCGTAGGGTGCCCGCAGTTGTCCAGCCATTAGTAAAGTCAATGCCCAGCGTGCTGCTAAAGGCATCGTCGCTGGTGTCTGTATCCAGCACCAGAATGGGTGCTTCGTTTGTTACGTTGTCTTCTGTGTTGTAGGCAGAAGGCATGTGAACAAAAGTTTCGCCCCAGAGCGCAGGATCGGGGCCGCCTGTAGCCGGAGTGGTTAGATCGTTCAGTGCTTGATAATGCTTGCCTTGATACTTAACGATCGATCCACGGCGATAATAGGTATTGATCGAGTAGCTTACGTTTGCCGCACCACGGCGTAGTGTGAGATTTGATGTTCTTGCAACACCAGCACCTGCCGCGTCGCCCGATCCAGCAGAGCCAACAAGGATAACGTCGTCGCCTGTGGTCCCAAATAAACTTGCAATGGCACCGCCACTGCGGCTGGGGTCTGTCTGAACAACAAAGTTGCGTTGCGGTAGACGTGCAATAGCGGTGTTGTTGGCCTTGATTGAAACTCGACGCTCTTCAGGGGTGCGAGTGTCCGCCAATCGACGGATGTAAACACGCTTACCTACTGCAACACTTAAGCCTGTATCTGGATTAATATCGGGCGCGTTGTTAGTCCCGCTTTGCTGCAGCGCACCAGAAACATTGATTTGGTCTGGGCTTGTGCTTGTCCATGCGGATGCGGTCAAGCTTGTTCGCCAGTCATCACCCAAAGGGTTCTCTACCCAAATGCGCGTACCACTAGCCAGTGTGTAGCCATCATCAAGCAAAATTGCGGGTACGTCATCACTGCTGCTATCGACTGCTAGGGCAGTGTTGAGCGTAATTAAAGATGACGTGACAGAAGCAATTGTCCCCAGATAGGTGCGGCTAATATTTCCTGTTTTGGTACTTAAATTAAGCGGTACGCGGATTGAATCAACTGACCAGTTGAGATCGCTGGGGAAAGCAAATGTCTTGTAGCCCTTGCTCAGCGCAGCACAACCGCCAAAGGAAGAGTTGCTGTTGGTAACAGTAATCTCGCCACCTTTGTCTGTGAAATGATGGATGCCTTGACCAATCGCAAAAACTGACACCTCCTGGATGAAAGAGTCATTAATCGCGGCGATATGACGGCTGACCCTCTCGGGTTTCATCCTGATGTCATCTGGATCTGCGGCAATATATTGCGCGTACGTTGTAGTGGTCCATGCTCCAGCGGTGTAACGCTCCCAGCATGTCATGTCCTTTTGCAGACTCACGCCAGTGAAGTTGGCGCAAACCATGCTTTTCAGGCCCTCGACCTTGGAGCCATCCATGAACGCTCCACCGATGCCGTAGTCGGAACGGATTGAAACGTTGAAAATGTAAGGGGATGCACTGCTGGTGGTGTCCCATGCGGAAGTGGGGACTTGTGTTGTGTCGATTGGGCCGACAATTTGATATTCGGTGCCCCGTGTGACGGTCAAAGCTGAACCAAGGTCAGCGCCGCTACCTACAGCTGAGAACGTTTTGGCGTAGAAGTCATCAAGCTCGGCTTGGCTTGCGAAACCGAACGCGGACAAAAGATGATGGCTATCGGTTAAACCGATCTTGTCCATCACCGTGAAGCCGAAGAAGTAACCGGTGCCGGTAATCTTCAGCATTTCACGGCGGTTACTGTAGTCAGCAGCCTCGTCCGCGTTACTAGGAACCCAGTTGGGGCGGATCGTTACTTTGCGTAGGTCAGGACCACACAGAGAGCAACCCCGTGGCAGCAGTACACCGCCAACCGTGGCCGGGTTGAACTCGATAAGTTCGGAGACAGTGGGATCTTTAGATACGCCCCAGCTGGTAAGAGTGGTGCTGCTGCTACCTGGATCGTTGTAAAGGGTGTGGACGCCAGGTGCGAGGACGATGCTGACACAATCTACGTGCGCAGCTGGATCGGTAATGGTGTACCAATCCTTGCTCGTGATGATTGCTGCTTCAATTACAGCGCGGTTGATTGTTTTGAATGGACGCTGGGGCGTGAAGCCGCATGTCAAGCGCTGCTTTTCAAGTCGCTTGAGCTTGGATTCAATAATTTCGGCCTGTGTGGCACCTGTCTCGTAATCGTTATATGAGCCGCCAACAAATTCGTCGCTACCTGTGTAAGGGTTGACGTAAAGGGTAAAAGGTGCGTTAAGTGGATCAGCTTGTGCAGTATTACCAGCCGAAACCGCTGCGTTGCCAGCAATCTGCTTGACCATATCGGTCAAGGCTGCGATCTGTGAGCGAAACTCGCCTTGGGTTGCGCTTATATCGCTCAGCGAACCATTGTCGCCAGCAAATTCCAGACTCGCCACGCTATCTTGACGCTAGATATACCAAGATTAGCACCACAAAAATTAAGGGGCTACTTTTAGTCGGATCTCTGATGTGGCCACAAAGTCAGCCGTTCCAGTGATTGCTTCTGTTGCTCGGGTGTTTAGACGGGTATTGGTCAATAAAATATCGCATTCGTAATAAACCGAGCCGTCTATCTTGACTGTTGGGTCGTTGCGGTCTTTATACAGGTAAAACCGCCCTTTGGTGTTGCACTGGTTTTGGGTTAATAGAACCAACCTAAGTAACGCTAAGCCGTCCTGCTCGTCATTAGAGTTGCTGTGCTCAGCAAAAAATTCAAGACTACCGGCACCGCGTACCAGGGATTTGACGCTTTCGCCAAAGGTCTCACCGATAGCTGTTGTGTCTAAATTGCTGGCATCGATGCTCATTACCCAACCTTGGAGATCGCATTGGACGCTCCAGGTGCGGTTTACGTCGTCGCAAACGGAATCAAAACCTGCGGGCAGAGTGACTACAGACGCCAAGCGCTGTTCAGAAGTTTGCAACGTTAATGCTTGCAGTGTTGTTGCGGCTGAATCAAGCGCGGCAGTATAAATAGGGTTATTACTGTAATAGGCAACAATAAAGTTCCCTGGGTTTACGTTGAGCAAGGGTTTTTCTACGCCTGACTCAGAATGACCCGCACCCTCAGTTGTCCAGAGTCTGATGCGATCCAGGGGGTCACGGCTGATGTAGCCGTCAACTTGGGTCGTTAAACCTGTAGTTGCAGGGGTGTTGTAAAAATCTCCTGCATCACCGCCTGCTTGGTAAGCACTGGTTCCTAAGCTGTCGCGGCTTGGTCCTAAGGCCCAGGTCGATCCTGTATAGAAGCCATGGGCGTCAGGAGAATCTGCATAGCCGTCACCGTTTACGTCGAAGGGAACACCGTCGGCGGCTGCAATAATGACACGATCACCTGCCCAATACGCTTGATTGTTTAGCGAAATCGTGTATGGCGTAGAACCAATGTTTATCCGCGCAGAAGTTAGTGCTACTGCGTCTGGAATTTCCCGGCTGATTTCAAGGACGCCGCCGTTACCAAGGACTGCCATCAGAATTCACCGTCGGGCTTTCCACTGAAATTAAATGAGATGGGAACGGTCACTAAATCCCCAACACTGACATTTACACCAACTTGAGTCAGCACTATTTCGCCCGAGAACGTACCAAGGGAAGTGCTGCCGTCGATTACTAAAGTTACGCTTGGTGCGTTACTGGAATCACTAAGAATCTCGTTCATAACACTGCGCGTTGCAGTGTTTGCACTGTCATACATCAGTGTTCCGCTGCCGGTGCTACTGCGTATGCCTTTTTCGTAGGTTCTGTCTGATTGGCCTATGCCTGTCGTGTCTAATGCGTCACGGTTGATGTTTAGGGTCACATCACGAACTTTGGCTATGGCTAAACCGTTAAAACGCAGCTCAGCAGTCGATGCAGTTTTTATAGCCATGAGCGTAAATCGTTTAACTCATTCTAAGCTCAGCAGTCAAGCTAAGACTTACGTTTGATCTACCAGGAGAAATACTCTCAACCTGCGGAGGAGAGCCTTCCGTAAAGGACCAAAGCAATCCAGCACCTGTAGCGCTGCCATCAAGCCAAGCCCTTAAATCTGGGCTCGCTCCATTAAATAAAATACTGGGAAGAATTAAAGTGTCCGTTGCTCCCTTTGCTTGATAATGGGCGTCAAGTATCGCTGTGACGTTTTCGTCGCTTATGTTATTGAATTGAAAACTCAAGACCGCTTGACTTGGGCGGCTGCCCCATAACCTGCGCGTAATAACTCCAGACTGAGACACCTGAGTCTTGGTTTGCCATCTTGGTGCGTTAAAGCTCCTGGCGGTGGGCTCGATGCTCGGAAACGTAATAGCCATCAGCCTTCAATCACCCAGTTAGTGTCATTGTCAAAACCATCAGCAACCTGCAAGATCCCAAGATCATTAACAGGCATGTGCATTGCATTTATTGTAAATCCACCGTCTTCACTTGGCGTGATCCTCTCCACCTGATAAACCCGCACTTGGGTGTCAGTGCTTTTCACCGTAAAGACAATGCCTGCGGGTGTTGCTGTGTTGCCCTTAACTACAAGGGTTAGGTCTGATGGGGGAGTCCCCTCAGTACCGTCCCAGGCAATGACGCTATAAGAGCCGTCGGCCAGTTTTGTGGTGCTGACTAGGGCACCTTCGGGGGTGACGACGCCGTTATTGAATTCGTCGTATTCCGTTTCCTCCATCGCGACTTTGATGTAATCGCCAGGAGCAAGGCTGGCAGTTAAGCCATCGTGCACTGTCTGGAATTCGATTACGTGTGTTGGAATGCGACGCATACGTACCAGGAACTTGGCTGCGTCTACAGCGTGAGTACGGCTAGTGCAATAACCGCTCATGTCAAGCTGCTCAATAGGGTCCGTTTCTGAACCGTTGATTTCACGCACCAAGACTTCACGCACCACGGGGAACAGCCCAGGGCTTGTCAAGTCATTACTGGGGCGTTCCTCGCGGTAATTAACGGATACTTGAATTGGAT